TTTATCGCCAGTATATTATATCGGTTATTACTTCCATAAAAAGCACCAGCTAAATAACCTGCTTTTAAATTACCAAGTTTGAACCAAAGTGAAATTGTGCATGTTGTGGAAAAATCTTTACTACTTGATGGTGTAGGACTATACATAAAATGTTCAGCCGCATCATCAAATCTTATTGATTGGTTTATTTTATATACGGCTGTACCTGATCCACCAGCACCTGAAAGAACATTATTTTGAAATACCATTTATACCTCTTGTATTATTTAACATCTAGTGATGCTGCCATATGCACACTAGAACTCGATAACACAACGTAGTCAATACGGTCAACGGCAGAAGCTGTCGTTGTCAATGTAGGAGCCGTACCCCCAACAAACTTGTAAGCACTATTAAATGATAACGTCCTCGATCCAGTACCGTCCTGACGAACAAAGAAGCTTCCGGTTTGTCCTGATTGAACATTGGTAGGAGCACCTAAGTTTCTGTTACCACCTAATCTAACATCAAAGTTTTGACCACTGTTAAAGTTTACTGAGATCGTTGATGCATCAGTTAATGAAACAATATCAGCAACGGCTGACTTTGTAATTCTAAGTTGTTTACCCAGTGAGTCAACAGCACTTACAGATATAGCTGTTGTTGCAAATAGTTTAGTTGTATCTGTGATTGAGCTTGAAATACTTGTTGTAATAACTCGTGTTGAATCTACGGCTGTGGCTGATACCGTACCACCAACTGTGATCGGACCAACAGCACCACCTTCTGTAGATAGTGCACTGACACCTACTGGGTCAACGGAGTTGTGAACATTTACACCATCACAATAAATAAACTTTGAACCACCACGAGGAGCAATAACATTCGTTGTCGTTGCGGCTGTTTTTATTTTAACTGTATGTGCACCACCAGTTGTTTGGTTGTCAACAACATATAATTTTTCAACACTAGGAATTACTATAGTTGAGTCAGATCCTAATGTTCCTTCAATTCTTAATACAGCATTACGAGACTGATCGGCTGCGCCGTTACTGGCTGTTAATGATGTTGTGGCTCCTGTTGTACTGACAACGACTACACCACCAACGGCTTCGTCAACCATATCAATAACTTGTTGGTTAAGACGATCACCCCAAGAGTTTGCATTTTCGCCATCAGCTTGTTTCTCTAATCTTAATCTTGTTGTATAACTACTAGGCATAATTAATTACTTCCTTTTACTAATGTATTATCGCCTCCAGCTGGTGAGGCATTATTTCTCATATCATCCTGTCTTGTCCTTCTGGCTTCATTTAATAAGTCAGTAAAGGCTCGTTGATACTCTTGTTCCCAAATTTGAGCCGCAGAGTAATTTTTCATAAACATACAAGCTTCTTTCATACTAGCATAAAACAATGCATTAGAACAATATTCAGTAAAGAAATTCTCTTGATGCACTGAGGTAGCTGCTGTTGGTTGAACGATATAAGACATTTCACAATCATAAGCCGACACTGGTGTAGGAGCTATAAGTAAATTATTAAAACCAAAGTTTGCATAATATCTAGGCACTCCTACACTTGTACGTTGTGGCCAATAATCATTTAAATATTCGTCTGTCTTTTGTAATAAATTAATACGTGTGCCGTCAGACTTTATAATATTTAAATTTTTTATAATTAATGTATTTACAGGTTTGGTAATAAATGGATCACCAATAACCATGTTTGATGTTGCATACTGTACAACACCGTATGAATCTATTTCTCTTGTTAATCTGGCTTCAGCTCTTTCAATAAAAGCTGGGATGTCACCTACAAACTCTGTGCTAGTATCTTCACTTGTTGTTTTAATTCTGTTTACTAATTGGTTAAATGTTATACTCATATCTTCTTAGCCTTCCATATTTCAGAAGTGCCACCAAAAACTTTAGGTGTCCATATTCCTCTTATGTGTGTTCTAAATCTAGCACTAACTCCTGTTAATACCAAGTTACCGTCACCGTTTATGTTTGGTGATATAACTCTTGTTCTTACTAATGGTTGGAAGTTTGCTTTACCTCCCATACCTGCGTGTATGCTACATTGATAGTATAATGTAGTTGGGCCATCATTCGCAACAAATATTTGTGTATATGCCCCAGGATTACCTGGAGTTCCTACAGTTTGTACGTTAGTTGAAAAAAGTGTGCTTCTGGCCTCATCCAAATAAAACCTTAATGGATGACCATCATTAGTGCTATCGGATTGATCAAAGGTATATAGTGCACGATCTTTGACTAAATTTAAACCATACTGTTGTCTACCGTCTATAAAGTATTTGTTAGCTCCTCCCACATTTACAACCGTTACCTTAAATGTTTTACCACCGTTGTAAATCACTGGGTTTGCCCCAGCCTCTATGTTTTCATTACCTGTTGCAAATGTTGCCGATGTTTGTGATGGTATAACATTTGTTCCAAAAAATGCGACAGCATCTCTTATGGTAAATCTTGGTGCTAATCCTGTTAAAGAAACTCTTGGGCTACTAGTAAATGATGTGCTTCTTAGTGTAGTTATTAATGCTACTCCTGTAACATTGTGTGTTTTAACAACTACAGCTGTTGCCGATCGTAAGCTAAATCCTATACTTGTTCTTGTGGCTGATACACCTGCATTAGCTGCTGTGGCTACACTACGAAGAGATAAATTTATTCCTACATTAGTTACAAAAGCCGTGCCTGGAATAGTTACTGCTACAGAACGAAGAGCAGTAGATAGTGAAACTCCTGTTACTGTAACCGATCGGTCTACAACACTACGGTTCCACGCACCTGAGTTCCAAGTATTCCTACTGTATCCACTAGTAACCACAGACATAGACGATTAACCTCGACTATGAAAGTGTGATAATAGCAGTCGATGCAGCAGCAGCTGGGAATGATATAGTAAATGTACCGTTAGTAGATACTTTATCAGACCCAAAGTCTAAGACAGCAATAGCTTTATTACTATTAGATGAATTATATATTAGTGCTCCTCTAGCTGAGAATGTTGTACTTGTAAAAGATATATCAGCAAAATCGATAATTGCTGATCCACCAGCAGCAGATGTTGCACCGAGTGAAATAGTCACACCAGTTAGTGTGCCTCCACCAGAAGCATACCCACCACTTGATGCCACTTCATTAGAAGATGAGAATACAGATGTACCTGCAGATAATGAAGCTGCACTTGTAAATAAAGCTATCTTTAAGGTATCAGTTTTAATCTGATGCCCTTCTTGTAAAACGTCTCTTTTAAAAGAGTTGCACACAGCTTGTGTAATGGCCATTTTTAGTTACCTCTCTTTGTAAATGTTGAATCATCAGGACTCCATCCAGCATCACCAGTTGTAGCTAGTACAGTATCTGGACGTGCATCCCTCAAGTTTTCATCGTCATTAATTCTTGGAGTTTTGTTCTGCGGGTGATCTAATATATTATATCGACCATCCGTTTCCGAAGCTCCAACAACCAACCCCGTCGGCTCTTTGACTCTCTCAGAGTATTTAAATCTAAACCCTGATCGGTCGCAGATAAAGTATGCATACTTACCTTTTGCCATTATAACCTAAACGATGGCTTAATCAAAAGACTAGCTCTTTCTTTATCTGCATACATTGCTGATGTTAATTCTTCTTCGTACATTTGTTTTAACATACTGGCTCGTTCGGATGTAATGCCTGGTCTTTTGATAGACATTTTATAAGCTAAGCCGGTAGCTAAACATGGTAAGAATCTAAAAGGAACATCAGGATCTTGATCGGACTTTGTTATATCTTCAACTCTGTTAAAGCTGAAATATGATAATATAGGTGTGCCACTTGAAGTTGTGGTATCAGGTGTGGGCCATAAATATAATTCAGCTGCATCTCTTAATCTATTGATAGCATACTGTGTTGGTCTACCCGTTTGTGTCTTGTTTGTAATTCTTTGATAAGCTTCCATAGTAATACGTTCTAAAGCTAAGTCTGTGGTTGTTGAACCACTAACAGTTCTATGGACAAGTTCAGTTATATCTATAAGTGAAGCTGGTAATGTATATTCAGCTGTGCCACTTGTTATATCCAATGTGGCTAAGTTTTGTTTCCATAGTAATATACCACGGTTCATCCAATCGATAAGAAGAAGATTGAGTGTACGTCGTGCTTCTAGTGGTTCAAACCCTAACGTCTGCTCACCACCTAACATAGCCATGGCTTCTTCGATTACATCAGCTATATCTAGATTGAATGTTGTTGTACCTGAAGTTGCCATCTATTTCTTCTTTTGTTTTAACATACCCTCAAGTTGTTTAGCTTGAGAAGCATGTAGCTTTGATGCTTTTTTAAGGGCACCTATAATTTTACGTACTTTTTTATTATCCATAATATTTACCTATCGTCAAACTCAGTTCCGTATGATGGGTTTACCATACCACCAGTGAAATATTTATTACCTACTTTACCGCCACCAGCTTTTTTATCTTTTAATGCTTCTGCTACTTCTCTTATCTCTTCATCAGCCACACTTCCTTTTTTACTTCTTGTAAAACCAGATTTTTTATCAACAGCAAGACCTGTATTGCGTCGCACTGTTAGACCGGTTGGTCCTGGCCTATTAATATTTCCAGGCTCAACTGCATAAGTTGTAGGGTTTTCCATTACTTTACGTTTTTTCTCTTTTACACTAACTGCTTTTGTAAATGGATTTACTTCTTTTATTCTAAATTTTTCACCTGTTTTAGTTTTTACTTTTCTAGATGGTTTATCTTTTTTAGCTTTAACTTTAGGTTTTTTCTTTTTACGGTACTCACCCATCCCAGCTATCTTTGTATAATTTATCATGTCTTATCCTTATCCGAATACAAATTATTAAATGTTGTTTCCCAGTCCATATAACTATCGTGTTGTTCTGCGGAGTGTTCCCACTGTGACGGTACAAAGTCTGGTGGTCCTTCTCCAACAACCCATAGTGCAGGATTGGTTACACGTACACGATTGTTTGGTAGTGCTACTATACAACCTTTATACGGACCCGATGTTAATTCCAACACATGTGATTGTTTATGTTGTGCTGGATCATCCGATATATAACTGTCAGTATAATCAACCGTAAACATATACTTACCATTATAGAACTCACCTGCTATCTTACACAACCACGGACTTGAACTAATTCTGTCCATTCTGATGATGGCATGATTACGACTGGAGCAATCCCAAGGTTGAGCTAAATGAGTCTGTATGTTTGGTGGCCATTCATCAAACGGTGTGTCCCCCACTAAAGACGTTATTGGTATTCGTGCCCACATAGCTCCACCGTGGGGATTAGGGTGATCTTCGCCACATCCTGTAAACACAACTTGAAAACTCAAACAACGGTCTGGGATAGTGCACACTGCAAAAGCCAAGGCATGTAAAAATTCACCTTGGTATTTCTCGTGGTTATGTGTGAACTCTTTCCTCACCCAACACTTAAAGTGTGGGATGTTAGAAATAGTATATGCCACTATCTAGCTCTACCGCCTCTTGCCATATATTTAGAAGTCTTACCTCCACCTTTCATTCGATACTTGGAAGTTTTACCTCCGCCTTTCATTCTGTATTTAGATGTTTTACCGCCACCCATAAGTTTAGCTTTACCACCTTTTTTCATTTTACCTTTACCATCTGCTGCAAAAGCTGGAATCATTTTTCCATTCTTTTTAACCATAGGCATTTTACCACCACCAGCAGCTTTGTATTTAGTTCCTTTAGCTCTGCCACCAGCCATCATTTTTTTCTTAGTTGGTTTCTTTTTCATTACCATTATAGTGCTCCTTTTAAGTATATTATTTCAAGTGTTAATATTATCACCGCCGCCACAATAGATACAGTTATAATAATTGTATTTTTAAGTCGACGTTTCTTTGCTGCTAATTCTTCAAGAGCTTTCTTTCGACGAGATCTTTCGTTAGCAATTTCACCTTGTAGTCTTTCCCACTGTCCAGGAGAACCAAACAATAAAAACAATTCACGCATTTCATCACGAATACGTTTGGCTTCCTCTTTCCGAAAGTGAGCTTCAATTGCTGTCTGCTCAGCTCCCGTCAATTTCCCAAGTATACCACCCTTCTTTTCTGCTGCAAAGCTTAAATCAGCTTCTGCTTTTGCTAGTTTTGTAATAGGACCAACGAGAGATCCTAAATCTCTACCAGCTTTTACGGCAGAGGATATAGCCGAACTTGCAGTTTTTAATGCTGCAAAAGCTGTCAATGGATCAATCATCGTCGTCTATCTCCTTCGTTTAGTTTTAACCTTCTGTTTACGTCCACTCGCACTAATAGGATAACGAATAGATGTAGGCTTTGGACCTACGTTAGTCTTGGCTCTTTTTCTTCTAACAGCCGCAGCTTTCTGTCCTGCTGTCATTCTATCAGCTACTGCCTTTGGACGACAGACTGGGTACTTTCTTTTTGACGACTTAGCTGATTTACGGCCACACTTTTTACCTGTGGATATATCCACCCAGTTTTCTTTGAACCACGTTTTTAAACCTTTTTTAGCCATTGTTTTTTCTCTATATTATATTTATCCGGAACCTTACCATATCCAACAACTCTGTCCCACTCTCTTTGTGTGTAGTAATTTTTATTAGGCATTCTGCATTTTAGGGTATTTAGTTTTCTTTCTGCGATTGTTCATAACAGCACCACAACCACGAGCAATCTTACCACCACCTTTTAATTTAATAGTGCCTCCTCCAGCTTTACTAGGCTTTGGTCCTCTAAAATCTTTTCTCTTTTTACCACTAGGATCTTTTATCTTACCCGCACATATCTTTGATGCATAGGCATTTGCATAAGCACTTGGATAGACTGCGAACTTACGTTTGGCAGCAGCTTTACCTCTAGGACATAACTTTGTCATATTGATACCCCCATCTATTTTCTGATAAATCCCACACTCTTTTTGTATCTTGTGGAATCTTTATCATTAAGTTATTAAACCTTATTACGTTTTTTGTTACTTGCATTATCTACCTCTCTTCTTTCTACCAGCACAATGTGCTCGTTGTGAAAAACCTTTTGGGTTTTTGCAGTTAATAGACTTCTTGTACTTTCGAGTCCACTTTTTCTTTTGTGGTCCTTTCGTTACTTGTTGTCTTATATTAGCACGACTTATTGCCATATTAAATACCTATAAGTATCTTTGCAATAACTGATGTTGCTCCTGATTGCATAACTATTGTTGCACACACAGCACCAATGACTAACCATTTAACTTGAAATATAGATCGTTTAACACAGCCCATATCTGTTTTAAGTTCAGATACATCTTCACGTAACTGAGCCTCACGTTCGATATGACGTGTTAATTCAAGTTTAAGATCTGTTAAATCTTTATCAGTCATAGTTTAGAATATCCAACACCACAATAGTAAACCAACTATCGCAGCTATGTACCAGTGTTTTTTACACGTGGTGCATTTAATTTTTTCTTTTATCTTTTCCCATATCATACTCATGTCTAACATTTCCATCTCCTTCTTGCTTGACAAATTCTTTTGTTTGGTGTCTTTCGACAGTTAATATTATGCATCTTGGCTTGACCCGCAGATCGTGCGCAAAATGACTTTCTTCTTTTGGCAGCTTTACTTCCTTTTGCAACTTTACCTGTAACAGCAGTTTTTAATTTAGATCCAGGATTGGCACGACGATAAGCAGCTACACCTTTAGCTGTCATACCGGCACCTTGTTTAGTCGGTCTAAAATTACCTGACTTAACACTAGACTTTATGCCCATGCCCTTTTTCTTTTTACGAACGGCCATGTACTATCCTACAAAAAATGTACCAGCTACACTAACTCCTGCATTCATAGTGACGTGCAGATTTGTTTCGTAACGAATACCCGCATCTTCAATATACTGATCAGATGAACCCCCAGCGATTAGTCTTTGTTTCATGATAATTGATCCAGCTGCACCACCATCTCTTAACACAATGTCAGTTGCTGAAGCCATACCATTTACTAAGCTGTATCCTCTAAGTCTACCAGGAATCGAATCTATCGTAGATGTAGATGTTGCGAATATTGCTTTTATATTTGTTGCCATATTTAATTCCTTATATTTAACAATAAATAACAGGGGCCATTACTGACCCCCATTATTATTTATATCCTAGGATGATCCCGCAGAACCATAGTAAGATCTCCAGTCACTGAAACCAAAGCTATATCTTTCTCTAGCTTTAAATCTCAAGTTACCAGTATCAAAGTCTGGTTCCATTTTCGTAGCCAAAGGTGCTCTTACGAACATTTTAGCTCCGTTAGGAACATCTGTTTTAATGAAATATGCATTGGCATCTGTGAATCTGTGGTTCACAAAATATCCACCAGGTAGCATACTCATTGAACGGATGGCATTAATATCATTGACATTAGTTACACCATCTTTGTTAGTTGGTCCAGTGCCGTTAGCTGCGAAACCAAAGTGAATAGGTGTAGTTGACAATGTACTAGCTAAGATTTTCTCAGCAGTAAATTGTAAGTCAGGTGGAATGTGCAATGATCTTGCACGTGATCCAATTAAGATATTTCTATCATCCTTAGTATTTTGAATAGCAATCAAGGCAGTTTCTAGTGTTGTTTCAGAAAGATCTGAAGCTGCTAGTAAGTTGTCTTGAGTACCACCCACTACAGGGTGAGAGTTTGAGAAGAGTGGTTGTCCATCTCCACCCGGGAACGATGTGCTGAAACCATTGTTAAACACATTAGCAGCTTTAGTCTGCTTAGTAGTTGACATAGCTCTAGCCAGACCTCTTGCACGAATTTTAGCAAATGTGTCATACAAGTTGTCCTCCATAGCTTCCTCAGTTACTGCGAAAGCAAGAGCTACTGTCTCATGTGAATAACGGCTGGTAAATGACTCTGTTGCAGAATCAAACTGTACAGCTGCACCTTCTGATTTAGTTGGTGCCTCACCGAATCCAGTGAATAGAACTTCTTCTTCAAAAGCTCTGTCCGAGTTTTCTACTTCAAATAAAGGAACGTGTTCGTCCTCTATTGAACCATACTCCAATCCAAAGACTGCGTTCAATCCAGGAAGGAGCTGTTTTGCGATATTACCTCTATTTATAGCCATAATATTTCCCTCCTATAAGTCAGTTATAGAAACGACTGACCCTTTACCGTAGTCATCTCTATGTAAGTTAAGTTTAACCTCAAACTTTGGAAATTGATCGGTTGCAGTTTCACCAGGTAGTGTAGACCTTCTAAGCACTCTTAATGCTTTTGCAGCCTCGTCACCAGCTCCGCCTTTCATGCCGAAACCAGAGATACCTGTGATAGTTGAACCAGAACCTAAAGTCACATCAAAGTTCAAACCGATTTGAGTGTCTGCGACAGTCGCATCTGCTTGTACTATATATGTAGCATTAGGGTCATCAAGAACTAAAGCTTTTGGATTACCAGTTGATGATGAAGTGTCTGCTGGAAAATAGTTACTAAACGTAGGTTGCTTAGTAACAGGATCTACCCAGTTAACACCCATAAAAACTCCAGCTTGTAGATTGCCAGTAGCTGATACTTTATGAATAGTACCGTTAACAATTTTTACTAAATCGCCTTGGAAAATGTTTTCGTCATTACCGTTAGTAATGTCGTACTCATTCATACCACTCGTATTGTATCCACCACCACGCATTCTCGAAGGCTGAAGTCCATTCAGATTTTTAGATGTTGCCATCTTAACCTCCTTCAAAAGTTAGTGTTGTTTATAATAACCAAACACTCTTATTTATCAAAGTGTGCTGGTCTTCCTGTGGTAACTTTTGATCGACTGTTATTTGAAATTGGCATACGAGGATCGTTTTTGCTCATGAGCTGTCTGTTGATAGCATCAGTTTGTGACTGGGTAAACTCATTCACGTGTTGTTTGTAACCATCGTTACTTTCAATAGTATTAGCGGCTAAAGCTACATCACCACGTATAACTAAATTACCTAGACTACCAGCAGCTTGGTTTTGGAAACCAGCACTCATTTCCGGAACATCTTCAGGTTTAACAAAATCCCAACCTTCATACTGTTTCGTTTGAACATTTTGATCATCATATTGTCCCTTCAGAGAAACACGTATCCATCTAAGAACAAGTCCTTTTTCACGGAAACGGTTTTCAACCTCTTCAGGTATCTTTAACCAATTCTGTCTTTGATATACACCTCGTTGTTTACGAGCTGTAGTTTGTGTCGAACGAGACACTTTTACGTCATTTGTTTTTGTTGTAGTCATATCAATTATTACCTTTCATATCCACGTTATACATTTACAGTAGTGTAGTCATCACCGGCCTTCTCGACCTTGGCTTTTTCTCTAGCATACACATCAAGTGGTACTCCCATCTTTTTAGCAAGACGGACATCTTCTTGAGATAGTCTTATCTTACCTTTAGATGAGGCCGAAGTACGTGACTTTCCAGCCACCACTTGAGCAGGTTTATTTGTTGGTTCTTCCTGCTGACCAAACTTATGAGGCATTTCTTTCTTTAGCCTTTTACTTATCTCAGTATAAAACTCTTCTGTCTCTGGATCAAAGCCCTCTTGTAATAAATCTTCATTAACCACGTGAGCTGCTTGAGTTAGTATTCTATCCTTATTATACCACTCACTATTATCTGATATCCACTCTCTAGCTAATTTATGTAATTTAGGTCGTTGAGGCTGTGGTTGTGCCTCTTGTTTAACTTCTTTATCTTCACCATTTTTTTGTTGAGGCTCAGTTTTTTTAGCCTGATCTGCCATGTAAAATCTTTTAGCTTCAACCATTCTAAGCTCTGTAGTTGCATCGGCAATGGCCTTTTGAGCTTCAAGAAGTTTATCTTTATCACCAGAGTCATAAGCATTCTTGTAACCCTCTTCAGCAAGTTTAAGTTTTTCTTTAACTTGATTTTCATAACTAACTAAACTAGCTTGTTCTGTCTCTTGTACTTTTTCTGTTGAGTTTTGAAGTTGTGCTTGTAACTCAGCAATTTGTTGTTGCTGCGCTTCGAGTTGTTCTTCTCTTTCTTTACGCTGTTTAATTAGCTGCCTAATTCTTTTTTCAGCACCAGCAGTGTTGATACCATCTAATTCTTCTGGTTCTTTAGACTCCTTAGCTGTCTCTTCTTTTTTAGTTTCGACTTTTGGTTGTTCAGTCTCCTCTACAATCTCATAGTCTTTTTCTGGTTCTTCTTTTTGGGGTTTTGAAACGTCTATTTCTTGGTAGCCGTCGTCTTGTGTTTTGTTTTCTTCGTTCATGTTTTCTCCGCAGTTACGAGTTACGATTACGTCAATAAGCTAATTATATAGTATTACTTCTTTATATCCAAATAGTTGGGATCAAGATCTGCTGGGTCTGGGACAACCATAAGTATTTGATCATCAAACAACAACAACATTCTAATACCTTTATAAAAAAACTTATCGCCTTGATATTTACCATAAACAACATAGTCACCAGGTTTACACCATGCTCGTCCTTTAAATTTATTGTGATCAGCATAGGCTAACTCACCAACTTTTAACACACGACCAAGGGTGGTTAAATATTTAGCATCGTCTTTAAATTTATCAGGAAGCAAGATACCTCCTTTTGTTTTTTCTCTAATAGCTACTGGTCTAATTAAAATATGATAGCCGGGTAAATGTGGTAATACTTTCGGATCCGCCGACTCTTTGTCTGTAATCCAATCATCATTACCTGCTATGGTTGTTGCTAGTCCTGCTGCTTTCATTCTTCGTCTTCTCCTTCATTATGTATATTCTTCTCTGCTAATTTAAGTTCTTCAAGAGCAATGGTCAAGCCTTCAATAATACCAACTTGATATTTATATTCTGGATAATCTGTTGATGATCCACTTGAAACAACATTAGACAAATCCTCTTTCTTTTGTATTAATTGTTTTCGTAAATAATCTATTACGGGGTCCATATAGGATGCCTTTCAAACAATTCTTTTTCTGACTCATACATAGCATCTAAGTATTCTTGTTTAATCATCGCCTCTTGTACAGTTATCGGGCCGCTTGCATCTCGGCCACCAACAATTAATTTTTTATGCATGCGTATTGCAGGCTCATCAAAGTGTTCTTTGTATCCATCTATAAGCATAATCAAGTCTTCACACAATCGTTCCATATAACCAAAGTCTATATTGTGATAATGATTAAGTGTGTAATGATCGTAGTAGTCTCTAACAACATTTTTATTGTTTATCACCTTGGTTAGAAATGTTTCGTAATCTTCAGCTTTACATTCTTTTTCTAATCTTAAATCATCTTGCCAATTCCACTGATGACCTCTAGTGTTAGACTTTTTTCTAGCACGATGATGAAATAGACTATGCACAAATGTCATGGGATGTCTAAGAAAAGCAAAGGGTTGTTTGACTCGAACGTCTGGAGTGTTGTGCGAATCATATACGGCATCACCCACAGGTCTAGATTGTTTAACATATGTCAACAACATTTGTTTTATCCAACGTCCGCCAGTTTTAGGGACGTGTATAAACACACTATTTTTAAGCTCTATTGCCATTTAAAAACAAAAAGTCTCCATCAGTTATCTCTGGCATAGTTAAAGCTATCTTTACCCCATGCTCAATATCTTTTACAGGTTTTAATCCTTGACCTCTATGGTTATAGAAACAAGTGTATCCACGATCAAAACAGAATTTAAAAGTTGTATCAACCGGATACTTATTAAACTTTGGATATATTTCAATCATTAGATGTGGATCATGCTTGTCTATAGTTTTTTTAGCTCCGTTCAAAACATCAAGCTCAGTTCCTTCAGTATCTATTTTAATAAAACAAATATTATTTGAATTTTCATGTTGCTTGTCAATTGTCGAAACTTCTACATCTATTGGAAAACCATCCACTAAATTTTGAAAAGATGAATTAGATAATCGTTGACCGTCTACATAAAATTTATCTTTTCCAACTTTATCAGATATTGCAATATTGTATGCGCTGAAATTTAAATGATTGTTTTTAATTTTGCATAATTGTTCGTACACTGGAGGAACAGCTTCATAAGCATAGACGTGTCCAGAGTTTAGTGCAAAAAATTTACTGTATTGACCGACTGCTGCACCAATATCTAGCACAGTCCCTTCAGAATCAATGTGATCTTTGGTCTGTCCTAACATAAATTCTTTTACGTGAAGATCATAATAATAAGGATTGAAAACTCGTCGTTGTAATACTTCTTTCGATAACAGTTCTAACATGGTTTCATAATTACTTGCAGTGCAATCCGTTCTCCAGTATCAACATGTGTACCTCTGTGCCAACCAAAGTTCGGTTCAAACAATATAAAATTACTTTCATCAGATGTAAAGTGTTTTAATTTTTTATATAGATGATCTGACATACCTGAATTATTTTTAAACTGTCTAGAAAAGTATGAATTCTTCCGTGCCCACAATGGTAGTTGTGCGTTTGAAGCTCTCTCCTCAACTGTTGAAAGAGTATTAGAAAGTTGATTGCTTTTACAAAATAACATTTCTACATCATCAAACTTCCATCTATGACTTTCGGGTATATAGGCAAACGGCCCATTACCCCGCTTCACTGGGTTAAGATAAATCATCGCTTTAATGTAACTATACTTTGGATCAATGTGTAATGTATATAAATCGTTTTTAGATTTATGTTTTTGATCTGTTTGGAAGTATTCATTAAATGTATCATCCTTATCACTGATGTGTAAATTTATATCAGTTATAGAATAAGGTTCAGATAATATATCTAGTTTTTTATAGATATCATTTAATTTATTATAAATTGTGTGGTGGTTTGGTAGTCTTAATATTTTGTCTTGAATTCTTGAATCTCTAACTGGTTCAATAGATTTAAGATCAACTATTTCTTTTTCTAAACAATCAACCAGAGGATCTGTGTCGATAATAGTGCTGTAATATCCTAACTCGTCAAAACCTTTTGGTCCTTTATATTTAATATTTTGAGATTTTAATTTTAAAGAAAAACCTGTTAAGGCAGCTTGAAGTTGATTTTTTAAAATAGGTGTAGGTGTTAATTGACTATATAAATTATTAATTGATAGAGAAAAAAAATTTATATCTAAGTTTTGTATTGCTCTTAGTAAAGCATCATATATCGCTGGATGATCATTTTTACTTGGCTCGTAACCTTCGTCGTCAAAACTAACGGCAGGGTCTGGAAGAACAATGCCGTGATCTGTTATGTCATTCATCACGTTGTGGTTGTTTCTTCATCTTTTATTGCTGCTAACTCTTGTTCTGAAGCTTTGTTACGGCGACCAAGTTTGACATTACCTGATTTTCTTTCAAATTCTTTTGCAGCTGTATCAAAATCATTTTCAACTAAAGCTTTTACAAACTTAGGAAATTTTGTAATTGATCCGACATTATAAGTGTAATCAGCAAGTAAATTTAATTTTCTGTCTGATAATTGATTTGGATCGTAACCCATTGTTTGTAAGTCTCTGTCCGTTCTTTTCAAAGCTTGACTAAAACTTAATCCAAATAATTGTTTTTGTTGATCCGTAGTTAAAGCAATGTCTGGATTATCTTTAACAAATTTCGTTGCTTCTTTTCCGCTAAGTCCAGCAGCACCAGCTAAACGACTAGCAATATTCTCATCAATACCAACACTTGTTAACTCACTAATAATTTGATCAGGACTTTTTTCTTTCATATCATATCCAGCACCCACAGTTACTCCACTTGTTTTTGTTGGATGATGTAACTTTTCACTGCCTGGTCCTACTTCTTGTTCAAAGGTAAACTTACCTTGATCACTTATTAATCGTTCCATAAACTCTCTCTCTTTCTTACTTTGATCAAAACCTTTATTAAGGTTCTGTTGAATATCTACTAGTTTAAGTGTTTCCTCACTGGGAGGTGTTATAACTTCATTATCAACCGGAGGGGTGACTGTTTTAATTATATCTTGCGTTTCAGTTCCCATTCCGGCAATGTTAGTCGTAGGTGGAATTACTGGTTGCGTCATTGGTTTTTGAACAGCTAAGTTTGCTGCCTGTTTAAACTCTTCAGCTGCAACGACATTAGGTTTAAAAAAGTTAGTTGGCGGTGGTTGTTGTACAGTTCCTCCTTCTTGAAACTTTTGTTTGTCAACTAATTTTAAAAGATCCATGACCACCTTTGCAGTAAGGCTGTCGTTTTTTTCTTTTTTGCCTTCTTCAATTTTAGCTGCTTCAACCATCGCATCTATATCAATTTGTTTTTCTTTTAGAGCTAATTCTTTTTCTTCCATCATTTTTTTATTTTCTACGGATTTTTTTTGTATGTCAAGGTTTTGTTGTTCAATACTGTCTAGTCCACCTTGCGCTGCTAACTGGTTCGCTGTAAGAATCTGTTTGGCTGACTCTGCCATTATCATAGTTAGACTAGCGCCTTGGTCTACTTGACCCTCTTGTGCTTTCATGAGTCCACCCATCTGTTCTTGGAATCGTAGAACCATGTGTTCTCTGACGTTAGCCATTATAATTGGTTCAACCATTTTCATAATCGGGTTGGCACCATTGAGCGGGTCTTGTAAGTAAGCGGTCTTCACGGCGATGTGCGCATCGTGGTCTTGTCCTGGAAAAGCTTTGATCGGCTGTCCACGTGTAGCTGACATAATATCAGCAAGTGGATCCTGTTGCATAGCCTGTTGAGGTGTATTGATGAACCTATCGGGATTATCAACATTAGCTGCGGCTAGTACCGCTTTGTTTATCTCTGGCATATTGAAAGTTCCGGGTGGTGACTGTGAGGCTAACTGTAGCATCAGCTGAGCTTGGGCGAGTCTGTGTGAGTTCGATGGGATATTAGGATCACTAACCGGAACCACATCGACACGTCCGTCAAAGTCTTGCTTGAATATCTCGGCAGACTGTCCTATAATATCGTAAGGATAAGCTGTTGGTAAAAACTCATGGTTTATTCTAGCTAATATTTTAAACTCGTCTCTTTGAGACTTGTGGAGTCGTTTGTGAATTGCTGAAAAGAACTTACCCGATGCTTCTAATAATGCTAATGTCGTGCCAACCGGACCGTAGTTCGTTGCATCAGATACTACTTGATCTGTCGTGTCAGCAAATTTCTGACCGGCAGTGGCTACAAAGCCTAACATCTGATAAAGAGTCTGAGATGGTTCTTTATAGGGAAGAGGAACTATGGATTTGCCCAAATCTAAACCCGTTGACTCAACGTCCCGAAACTCCCCCGGCATTATCGGAGAGTTATCGCCTACAACTCTGACACCTCTAGCTTTAAATCCACCTGGTAAATTAGAAAACTGACCAGCATCAATCAATGCTCTCATAGCTGCTGTTGCTGACATTGTTAGATTACCAAGGAAATGTATTAAACCTAAACCATAAAAACCAAAACCAGGTACAAACTTGTAGCTAACAAAATGTTCTCTCTTCACAAAGCGAGCATCACCGTCATTCCAGTTACGACGAATACTTAAAACTTTTTTAGAACTTTTGTCGACAGTAACAATATATGGATAGGCCACACCTGTCGGACTGTTGAAAGGTTCAGGTAAATCTAAATACAGATGTTGTTCAAGGAGTTGATAGCTTGGATCATATGGGTTCTCATCATACGCTGATAGTCCCATAATCTGTTCTGCTTTAGATGTAATGTTACCTCTTTCGGTTTGCTCTGGGTCGCCAAGATCAAGTTCGCTATACATACCAGCATTCATATCTTTTCGTAAATCATTTTCACTACGATAAATAACGTGAGTGTATCTATCAGCACGACGTAGATCAGAAACTAAATTAGATACGTGAAACTGATCAATAGGTATAAACTCTGATATCGGTCGTCCTAATGTTTCATCGTAATAAACTTTTTTAACAGCTGTACCGATTAACGGTAAATGAAATAACATTTTCTCAAACTCATCGAAATACTCTGGCATCTCTTCAGTGAGCTGATAGTTCATAAAATCTTTTACACGTTGTGCTTGTTTTTCTTTATCTGGACTTTGTGCGCCAACTATTTGAGTTTTAACTGGACCTTTACTTGGAAATAATTCTTGTGATGCTTTTGATTGAAACTTAACTGCATTCTCAATAATCAATGGATGAGTTGCTGTGCACGCACCGTCAAACGGTTCTGTTGTTTCTTCTAGTTTCAGTCCAAGTAAATCGAAGCCTCTTTCGAATGTTTGTTCCCACTCTTCTCTTGATTCTTTGTCTGATTGATAATTATCTAAAACTGTATTAGATATTTCTTCAAGCTGATCTTCTTCCATTAAGTCAGCAAGGTTCATATAAAAGTCTTCGCTAATAGAAGCCAGCATTTTACCACTGTCTTCATTCAAAGCCATTTCAACTTCACCCGTTGCTGGGTCTACATTAACAGCTAAGTCTTCTTCTTGTTCTTCATTTATATTTACATCAATACCTAAAGCCTCAGATTGATTATTTAATTTGTCTTTGGCTACATCGATTGGTGCACTTATGTCATTGGGATTCTTTTCTATTGCCATAATTAATTAGATACCTTCCAGTAGGTTGCCTTATTTTTTTTATAAGTATTGTCATTATCACTATAATACGGATCATGGGGATGTTGCAAGTGCCAAGAATCTTTCATATAGTGTATCGCCATTACCATCGCATCCACTTGGTCATCGTGTGCCGCATTCGGAAAACTGACGGCTTCATCAAATAATGTTTGTGCCCACAGTTTATTTGGCAACCATACTCGACCCGATTCTACCAAGGGTGAGGCAGCGTAGGCTCTCGCTACTTTATCACGATCAGGAGTATACTCAAGTATTGGTAATCCTGCTCGACGTAAATCTTGTATTAACGATTGCCCACTGGCTTTCTTCTCTATTATTATAATGTCTGGATCGTGTTCATCAAATGCATCTTGCGCATTACTTCGTAGCTCTGGATATTCAAACCGACCTCGAACATTGCCAAGTAAAATTAAATTACCTATATCTCGTTCAACTCCCTCACTATCTGTTTCAGTTGTTACAAATATACCCCAAGTCTGAATCACACTATAGTCTGCTGTTGTTCTTGTTGAAAATGCTGTATCCATAGTTTGTATTATGAAATCACACTGTGGTGGTTCCCCTTCGTCCCAGATTCTAAACCATGACTTTTTAAGAATACCACCTTCGTCTGGCACTGGGTTTTGCATATACAATGATTCCCAGTATCGTGAACCGTTGTGTCTACGAATCTCTGCCTCATCGTTTTCTAATATCTCTTTTGGTTTCCACTCTGGAAAATATGATTCACCAACCGGTAAATTAAGAATTTTACTGCTACTATCATCAACCCACGCAGGTATTCTTATGACTTCCCAGTTCATAGCTCTGTCGGTTCCATCACCTTGACTTGATAATAACCAACCACAGATATCGTCCTCGTGATATCGTGTATTAATAATA